AAACAGCACAAACTGCTGCTCCTACTCCTACTACAGCAGCCCAAGCTACAGCAGCAGGTACAGCAGAAAACATAGCAGCACTAGACATACAAAAAACACAAGGTCAAGTTACACCTCAAGCTTTACTCGATGCAGCACAGCAAGCTCCTGCTCAGTTAGCCGTACAAAACGTACAAGCTGCTGAAACACAAGGTACACAAATAGTATCTCCTGCAGCTAGACAGCTTCAACAAGGAGAAATGATACAAGGAGCAGCTAATGCTCAAACAGCCGCACAGTTTACGGAAGGTGTAGAAGCTGCAACAGGTGCGCCATCTACTGCTGCAACTGTTCAAGGACAGCTATCTACTCTAATGACCCAGTTTGAAGGTGGTCAGCCTCCTGCATGGGCTGCAGGTGCTATACGAGCAGCAACTACAGCTATGGCTCAAAGAGGAGTATCAGCTTCATCTATGGCAGGACAAGCTATAGTACAAGCTGCAATGGAGACTGCTTTACCTATAGCTATGGCTGATGCTCAGACAACGGCACAGTTTGAAGCTGCTAATCTTTCTAATAGACAACAAAGAGCTATGCTTGCTGCTCAACAAAGAGCTACCTTTATGGGTATGGAGTTTGACCAACAGTTTCAAGCTCGTGTTCAAAACGCATCTAAAGTATCCGATATAGCGAATATGAACTTCTCTGCTGAACAACAGATAGCTTTAGAGAACGCTAGGCTTGCTCAAACTGCTGATCTTAATAATTTAAACAATAGACAGGGAGTTATAATGGCTCAAGCTGCAGCTATGTCTCAAGCTGATATGTCCAACTTAAACAACAGACAACAAGCTGCAGTACAGAACGCTCAGAACTTTCTACAAATGGATATGGCTAATTTAGAGATGTCACAGCAAGCTGATATGTTTAGAAATCAGTCTATGGTGCAGTCTTTGTTTAGTGACGCTGCTGCTAATAATGCAGCTTCTCAGTTCAATGCTACTAGTGAAAATCAAACTAACCAGTTCTTTGAGAACTTAGCAACTACAGTAGGGCAGTTTAACTCTTCTCAAACTAACGCTATGGAGCAGTTTAACGCAGGAGAAACTAATGCTTTAAGTAAATTTCAACAGGAGATTAATAATCAGCGAGATCAGTTTAATGGACAAAACCAACTAGTCATAGCACAAGCTAACGCTAGATGGAGACAGCAGTTAGCTACTATAAACAATCAAACTGCAAATGAAGCTAACAGACAAAACGCTCTACAAGCTAACGGTCTTACACAAAAAGGTTTAGACGAAGTGTGGCAGAAAGAGCGTGACCTTATGGCTTACGCATTTGCTTCTGCTGAAGCTGCTGCTGAAAGAAGACAAAGACTAGTGGAAGCTAACTTAAATGCTGAACAAGCAGGAGATACAGCTTTTAGTTCTGCGCTAGGGCAATTTGGTAGTGCTGTTGTAAGTGGTATGTTTCAATATGGACTTCCATTTTAAAGTATAAAAGGTGAAATAATGGCTATAGATCCAATCTTAAGAAAAAACAATCTTAATAGATTAAGAGAAGCAGCTTTTTTTGCTGCTACTAAAAATGTAGTGGATGAAGAAGGTGATAAAGTACAAGCTGTATCAGGTATAATGGCAAAAGCTCCTGAAGTTAAAGACACTAAAGAGATAAAAAAAGTTACATCTAAAGTGCAAGAAGCATTAGAGAAAGTGTACGAGATGGAAGCTAATACTATGGGTGCTGATGTTGCAACTACAGACTACGTTGTTCAAGCAGGAGACACATTAACAGACATAGCTGAAAAAACCAACACAACAATAGGTCAAATGTTAGCTTTAAATGATATGAAAGATAAAGATAGGTTAGCTGCAGGTGACGTTATTAAAGTACGAAAGGTAGCTGATTTAAGTCTAATACCTGACATACTAGATACGTTACAAAACCTTGGTGGCTCTGGTCTAGGACAGCTAAGAGAATTAGGTCCATTAATACAACCTGCTTATGACCAGATGAGAAACATATTTAGGAAAACATAATAATGCAAGAAGTTAATACATTTACAGCACCTATTGCAGGGCAATCACTAACTACAGAGCCTAAAGGCTACGCTTGGGAGCGTCCTCCTGAGATGAATGAAGTCTCTGATGTTATGAATTTTTACATAACAAGGTTAGGCGATCAAAGAGTTATGGATGACGTATTTACTGCATTAGACAATGGTTTCCCATTAAGTACTATGGTAGATAGTATACTTGGTGTAGGTGTTATGGAAGGTATGCACACTGTAGATGCAAGTCTTATAGTGTCACCTGTAATACATGAATATATTTTAGCTGCTGCTCAAGTTGAAGACATTAATGTTAAAGAGCATCCAGTTCAAAAACAAGACAGCGATAATGAAACTAATGAAGAAGTATTTAAGAATATATTGCGTAAATCAATAGACGAAGCTTCAGAAAAAGATGCAGGTACAGACTTACTTGAAGAGGTAGCGGAAATGCTAGAAGATAAGCCAAGTCCTGATGAACAAGCAGAGATGGCTAGTGGTGTTGAAATGGTTACAGATGAACAAAAAGAAGATCTAGCTATGGAACAAGAAGAAATGCCTATGGAAGAGCCACCTAGAGGCTTAATGGCTAGGAGAAGATAGATGGGTTTTGATGCACAAGCTTTTGCTACAGCTTTTTTAGAAGGTCAAGCTGCAGATATAAAAGAAAGATTTAAAGAAGCTAAAACAGAAAGTGATCGCAGAAAAGAATTAGCTCGTACTGCAGGTATGACCCAGTACAGAAAACGTAAGACACTAGCAGCTAAGTATTTACAATGGGCTAACTCTTTAAAATCAAAAGGCATGGATGATGATAATTTAAGCTACCTTGCTAGTAATCCGTCAGCGTTAGCTACTGTCTTTGATTCTGTTAATAAGTTTGAACAAGAGCATGGTAGGTCTATGAAAGCAAACAGACTTAATGAGCTTATTACTTTAACTAATGATTATGCTTCTCCTGTTGATGATAATGGATTTGCTTTAAAATTACCTCAACAGATAGAAAGAGCAGCAGGTCTTTACATGCAGAATTATACACCTGATCCACAACAAGATGAAGATAATATGCTACAATCCGTTTTTGGTTTCAATGCGAAAGACAGAATTGATGCACAGTTAAGAGAACGGACAGAGATTGATAACTTAACTACATATGACTTATATCAGATGGGTACTACAGGTGACTACACTCCTGATGAGATGGCTAATATAAATATAAACTATAGTGAATTGCCTTCTGCTCCTTCTGCCACTGAAAACGTCCTACAAACAGAAACATTTAACAGATTACTAAAAACTGCTGTTGTAAAAGACTACAATAGAGTATTTAAAGTAGTGGATAACTTTGATGGTACTGCAGAAGAAGCACTGGCAGCAGGTGTTATAGATCAACAGGATTTTAACTTATTAGATTTAGGTAACAGAGTTGTTATATCTGAAGATACAGAAGATAAGATATTAACAGGCTACACTACTGGTCAGTTAACTGACTTATATGGTACGCAAGCAATGATGCAGATAGCAGAGTTGTACCCTAATTGGGAAAGTAATAATGAGTTAAAAGCTCTTGCACCAAACCAGTTTGAATCTACTGTAGAATTAATAGAGCAAAGAAAAGGTTTACCTGTAATATCTGGCACATCTGCAGACGATTATAATGCAAGTATAGATGTGTTGATAAGAGAAGACAAATTAAAAGCAGGTAGTAAAGTATACCTAAAAGACTTATACATGACAGCAGACGTAACCGAGGATGACGTTGATAGAGCTAAAGGTACTAAAGATGTTTTACCGTCTACAACAGCTATAATGTCAGAGGGTAAATACAAATACGCACAAAAAGACCCAGAAGAATTAATGGCTGATACGGATGAAGAAGAAGTTAAAATACTAGAAACACCAGAGTCTAACTTAACTTCAATATTTAACAGAGCAGAACCTGTTAGTTCTGCGAAGTCTGCTAGAATTAAAATGCCTGATTTATCTGATGCTGAAAAGGCTAGTATTTCTAAACATATTGAAACTCTTAAAAAAGAGTATGAGTATTATAAAGAAAATTCTCCTTCATCCTCTGGAACAAGAAAAGGTATTAAGTACAAAGGAACAAGCTATTTTGGCTTTGACCGCTATTTAAGAACTAAGTTAATAGAAGAGTATCCTAACATTGACGTAAGGATTCTAGGACAGTTTGCAAAAGACTACGGTAAATAAACATGGTTAAACTAAACAAGCCTATGTATACAGGTGTAGATACTTTTCCATCCATGCCTAGCACACCTCCAGTTTTCCCTGACAGTAATGAAGACCTACCTAAACTATCTCCTAGTGATTTAGTGGAGGATCAGGATTCTTTACGCAAAATAAAATCATATATGAAAAGTCGCTACGGTGTAGGTGAATTTGATGACGCTACTGACAAAGAAGTAGTGGATAAGTTTGTAAACAAGATGAGGCGATTTAGGTCTGGTCAATCTGTTGTTACTTTAGGTGAAACAACTTGGTTAAGCAGAGCTAGTGAAGAAGACAGAATGATTGCAGCTAATGCTTACAATACGTTTGACAGACTAGGTAATGTTTTTGGCGACCAGAATACTTTTTTAGAAAAAATAGATGGTGTAGGTGATTATCTTAGAGCAGCTATTGTAGACCCTGTTAACTTAGTTAGCTTTGGAGCAGGACGTTTTTTTGCAGGAGTAGGAGCTAAAACAACAGCTAAAGTAGTACAAGCTTCTGCTTTAAATTTTATGAAAAAACAAACAGCATTAGGTGTAGGAGAAAAAGAGGCTAAAAAAGCTACTGCAGACTTTGTTAAAAAAGCTATAGCTAACTCTGCTGACAAGAAAGAAGTTATTGGAGCAACAGCAACAGACACACTTTTAAGCATGGGCATTGATGTAGCATACCAAAACGGTATGATAAAATCTATGCAACAAGAAGACTATAATGGCTTGCAAACAGGTCTTGCAGCGTTAGGAGGTCTTGTTGGTGGTAGCGTTGCTGCAGCTTCTGTAGGAACTAGAAAAGTTACTAAAGATACGCATTTAGCTCCTACAAGGGAGCTAGAAGGTAAGTATAAAGCGTCACAAAAAGCTTTATTAAATAAGTCAGGAAAAGCATTTAAGGATAGTGCTAAAGCCCTGTCACAAGAGCTTATTAAAACTAGAGCTAAAAGAGGCATGGACCAAAAAATAGAGCGAGGAAACCTAGAAGAAGAGTTTTTCTTGCGGTTTTTATTTGGAAACGATGATCCAAAACTAGGTCAAGTATACAATGGTTTTGTTCCTAACTTATTTGAAAGTGGTGTAAGATGGCAGGGCAGGGATCGTGATGGTCCTATTACACAGTGGTTAGCTAGTACTATCCAAGGTAATGCTGACATAAGAGCTTTTGGTGAAGTTTATAGTATATTTGAAGAAAACTTTAAATTTACAGGGTTAAAAGGTTTAATACCTGATTATAATAAAGCACTTCAAGATTATGCAAGAACTGGATCACTTTCTACAACTAAAAAACTAGGCAACGCTAAAGTTAAAGGCTACGTAAGTAAAGAAGTATCTGATTTAACAGAAGAAGAAAAACTTAGATTTTTTGCTGATCGTATGTCTTTTATGGCTAATAGGGCAGGTAGATTTATGAAGGGTTTGAGCCAAGCTGCACTAACTATGAGAGCCAGAGGCAAAATAGATGATATAACCATGCAGGATATAATTGATGACGTAGGACTTGATAATATGGTTTCTGATGTAGCTCGTAAAACACTAGATGTAGCTCAATATGTACAGAACTTAGTTATAAGAAACATAGTTACTCATCCTGGAACTACAGCATTGAACTTAACTGGTTGGAGTGGCTATTCATTTTTACAAACAACTACAGACTTAATAAAAGCTGTTCTATATACTCCTACTCTAGCTATACCTCAATTAAACAAGTTAGACAGAGATAAAAAGACTACCTACATAAAAGGTTTAGCCACAAACCAAGTTAGGAAGTTAAGAAATCTTTTTGACCCACAGACTACTATTGAAGCATTAGAATCGTATATGACGGTGCGACATAAAGAAATGCGTGATCTTATGCGTTACAGAACAGGCGGTGTTGAAAGTGCGGAGTTTGCTAAAAAACAATTTAACTTTGACCCTAAAGAAAACCCTTTTGGGTTAGCTGCTGAAAAGTACACAGAGTTTATGCAACAATTATTCGCAGTTAAAGGACAAGATGTTCTTACTAAGTCTGTAGAGTTTTTCTATAACTTAGATAAAGGCATAAGAAAAAGATACGGACAAAGCTACAATGATTTTGTAGATAGTAAAGATGTATTTACAAAAATGAGTTCGGCTGAATATGTAAAATTAGAGGCTGAAGCTGTAGATAGAACTTTAAAATCTGTGTTCTCTAAAAAGTTTGGTGATGTAGGCAAAGCTGACTTTACTAACCCTGTTAAGGCAGGAGCATTTTTAATGGAAGAGTTTAGAAAAGTACCCCTTGTCGGTTTGACTATGCCGTTTGGTCAGTTCTTTAACAACACTATAGCGTTTATGTATGAGATGTCTCCATTAAATGCAGGTCTTAATTTTTATAAAATGTTTGCTAGAGATAAAATGGATGAAGCAGGAAACGTAATTAGCAGAGCTACCACTAGAGAAGATGGTCTTGAAAGCGTAATAAAGTCTTCTATAGGAGGAGCTTTAGTAGGAGCTTACGCACTAAGAGAAGAGAAAAACTTATCAGAAGGATTGGCTTGGTATGAGGACAGAGATGATAGCACAGGAGAAATAAGAAGTTATCAATACGACTATCCTTACTCTGCTTTTAAAATGGCAGGTAGAGTTGTAGCTCACATGAAAAGAGGAGAAGGTGTTCCTAAAGAAATAATGACAACTATAGGAGATCAATTTCTACTAGGGCAAATGACCAGACAGCTAGGAACATATGAGAAGGGTGTCTATAATTTACTTAACGCTACTTTTAACGGAGACTTTATGTTAGCTAAAGATGAAGCTGCAAGAGTGATAGGATCATCCGTGTCACAAGTAGCATCTGGTGTAACTAGACCACTAGAGCCTTTCAATGTAGCCTTTGCAATGACAAGACCAGAAGAATATGAAGGTATTGATAGAAGACAAGGTAGTAGAGTTTTAAATGACTCAATGCGCTACGTAGAAGACATAGCTAAAGGTTTAGGTTTAGAATTAACACCTGAGAAACACAGAGCTTCAACAAAAGAAAAAGCTAGAGTTCAAGCAGGTAAGCTAGTAGGTTATAGGGAAGTTCCTAAACACAGCCAAATAGAAAGAATGTTTAATACTATAGGAAGACCTAATTGGAGAACAGGTTTTTACTCTAAAGTACCTGAAGCTGATAATAGGTTAAATCAAGTTGTGTTTAAATATTTAGAAGATGAAGCTAATAGAATACTTAAAACAGGAAACTTTTCTAAGATGTCTTTGAAGCAAAGAATAGAAGTCGTAGGTAAAGTAGTGTCGAGGGCTAGAGAATTAGCTAAAAGAGAACTAAGAACATCACCTATAAGGGAAGACAGAAAACTAAAAGTTATGTTTGATATATCTAAAAATAAAAGTAAATCTGAAGTATCAAAATACTTAAAAGCTTTTACATCAACAGGAGAAATGTCTGATTTAAGTCTCCAAGAGCTTCTATTACTAAAAGAGATGATAGAAAGAGACAGGAAAGCAGCTAAGAGAATAGTCCTTAACTAACGTCCATAGAACTCAGTCACAGCTTTATTAGTAGAATCAAATAGATACCAACAACAGTTATCCTTGCCTGTCATCTTACTATCAGGTATCCACTTCACCCTTCCAACACTAACAATCTTAACGAGCCAATCCATGTAGGGTTGGCTTTGCTTTGTGTGACACCAATCAGCATCAAATAGCAACCAAGTAGGACACTGCATAGCGAAATGATCTATGGCTAGATGCAATATACTCCTAGTCCAAGGTGGGTTTGTGATTACAAATGTTGTTGCATTAGTTGGAGGAGTAGACACCTTAAACATATCTTTAGTTTGTATCCACTCTTGTTGAGGCTCAATGTCACTGTACACTACACCCTTACCTTTAGTGTGCTTATTTATCCATTTAACTAAAGCTCCATCACCTGCACAAGGCTCTAAGTAATAGAATTTAGTTTTAGGTAAATGCTCCACTAAAGGTAGAAATGCTTCTTCAGGTGTAGGGTAAAAGTCTCGTTCAATCCTGTCGAAGTTGCTTCTCTTGCCCATCTCTTGTCTTCCTGTTCATAAAGTCATCTGCTTCTTGTTGTAAGCTACTAGTTTCTTTAGTCTTCTTGTCTTTATAGAATTTCTCAACCTCTCTTCTAAGTTTCTCTTCTTCTTGTTTCATTGTCTATGACCCTTTGCAGTCTCTTAAAATAGGCAGCATTGAAGCCACGCTCCCACTCACGGTGTCCGTTTGTGTGTGTCTTATAGGGATTAGGTTTAAGATTTATGCCTGAGTTATCCATATAACCTTTCCAAAAGACATTAAAACCTCTATCGTATGCACTTTTCATATTAAGCTCCTATATCTACTATTTCACAGATGTCACCAGTACAAGCGAATGTCTGATTACCTGCTGTTGTGTCTACTTTTTCATATTCAGATAGCTTTGACCAGTTAATGCTGTCAGGCATCATCTCTTTCATTATACCGTACTCACCTTCCGTACACTCTTGATATGGTGCTTGTTGATACGAATGGTCTGAGTGTGGCAAGAATGATACACCTGACATCTCATCGAAGTGTTCAAAGACAAACGCACCAACTTCCATCCACTCGTCATCTCTTACAGAAACCGTCACTGAAGGCTTATGTTCACACCAGTGCCTCTGGTACGTCAGCCACATTTCTAGCTGCTGTACGGCTGTTAAATCGGCTCTGACAACGCTTCCTTCAGGAGACTTAACAGGGAAGCTAAATACAGTCGTGTCATTAGGCTTAGTAACGTCAGGTTCAGATGGTATACCTTGCTCTATCATAAACTGTGTAAGTGGATCTTTGTTGTCACCTCTTACAGTTCTAATATAGTACTTACTGTGTCTAGCGTGTATGCCTGATGCACTGTCCACTAGTTGTGACACTGTGCCACTAGGTTTAACACAAGTTATAGCAGCAGACATAGGTACTCCTAGCTTCTGTGACCACTCAGCATTAGTCTTAATAGCTACGTTACGCAAGTGTTCTAACGCTTGCTCTAAGCCATTTTTAGTGCCGTTAGTTAAAGGGTTGTCCATGATACCTGTAAGAGATACACCTAACAGTCTTTCTTCTTCTGTGTTGTGCTTCCATATCTTCCTTAAATAAGGAAAGTTAGTCAATGTAGATTGCACTGTACCTAGTATAGTAGCAAGCTCAACCTTTCTAGCTAACGTATCTATATTATCTTCTGCTCTAACTACAACTTCTGTCAAGTTACAGAACTGGTAAGGTCTAAGTATAATCTCACTGCAAGGGTTAGTACCGAACTCATGGTTAGAATCTCTGCGTCCATGCTTCTCGACTTGCTTCTTAGCTGACACTCTGTTGAATATGCCTCGCTCACCTGACTTAGATTCAACTAAACTAGACCACTCCCTAAGAAATGTCTCACCGTCAGGCTTATCAGTGTAAGCTACTGAGTTGTTACTTAGAGCCATGTGTGGTGCGTTTTCCCACCACTTGCCTGACTTAGCGTGTCTCATTCGTATGTCACTCAGGTTAGATAAACTAATCATAGCTGATCGTCTAACACCACCTACAACTACAATCTCACCTATCTTACACATTAAAGAGTGACAATCGTAGCTAGAAAGCTTACGTCCTATGTTAGCTTTAAACATATTAACTGTGAAGTTAAACAGATCAACTAGAGGTGCAGGTCCACTTGCCCTACCACCGAATATCTTTAGCCTAGCACCTGCAGGTCTAACTTTAGATACATCCCATGTAGGTATCTCACCCATGTAGAGATGTCCTATTACTTTCCGTAGAGCCTTTGCCCAACCTTCTTTGCTGTCAGCTACTACTATAGTTGTATCGCACTCTTCTAACTCGTTAGGTATGTCAGGTAGCTTATTTACATACTGCCTCTCTACAGAAAAGCCTACACCTGTACCACATAGTAGTATATACATAGCTTCATCAAAAGACTTAGGATCATCTACAGGGAGGTAACTACAGTTATATCCTGCTGTGTTATCTCTGTCTAAAGCTGCTCCTGCTGTCATTAAGGCTCTCATACTAGGCATAACGTCTAGCTTATGTATAGCATCCCACAATTCTTCAGGTGTATCGTAATCTAAACCTGCTCTGTCAGATATATAATCTACATAGCGAGATACAGTCTCACTCCATGTTTCTCTCTTTTGTTCTTCATCTAACCATCTAGCGTAACGAGATGTTGCAATAAAGTTTTGATAGTCTGTTGGTAATGCGTTATTCATGGCTTGTCACCTTTATGTTTTTAATTTCTACTCCATCTGCGTCAAACATTAATGTTTCTATTAGTTCTTGTACACTTTCTGTTTGACCATCTTCATCAATAGATAGTACGTTCTCTTCAGGGTCTACCTCTAATGTCATAAATACCTTGAACTTCATGCCACTAAATCCTTTAAGTCAGGAGGCTCATAGTTTGGTCCTTTTAAGACTTTACCATCTTCTCTGTATATAGGTTTACCATCTTCTCCTAGCTTAGACATATTACTAGCGTGTACTCTGTTAAAGGCTACTTGTAAAGGAAGCCCAAAAGCTACAGCCATACCAGATATAACGTATTGTAGGTCACACAGTTCTTTCAATAAGTTTTCTCGTACTTCTAGTTTAGGCTTTCTACCTCTAGCTAAAGCTATAGACACTTGGCTCATCTCTGACATTAACTCTGTAAACTCTTCTACTATTAAGCTTCTGCGTAACTCCATACCATCTACGGTCATCACTTCATCTACAGGATGCCCAAAAGCTGAATGAAATTCTTGTAAGCTGTCTTCTCGTGATTTATAGTGCATGTTCATTTATTCTCCTTTTCTGTTACTAATCTATCTAAATACCACTGTGCCTTCTTCAAGTCCTCAACACCACCTTTATATCGGTATCGCCAAACATATTTCAAGATGTTACCTTGTAAATAATATTCGTACCCTTCATCCGTAGCGGCATGAATAGCATCAATACATTCTACGTTAGCTTTATTGTAATGTGGAGGGCTATTAACCATATCATCAGTCTCGTCCATTTTTCTTCTTCCAATCTACATGTATTACGTTATCTTTTATTCCTGTTATTAACGGTGTGTCTTTTACCTCTGCACCTGTGTCATCATATATAGGAGCTAACGACCCATCTTCAAGTAACTGCGTCCTTTTGTCTCTAACCTTCATTAAGAACTCATCTTCTGTCTCTAGTAATGGTACAGTAGCTGTAACTAATGTTAGCATCTCTAGCATCAGGTATCTTGTTCGCTCATCCCAATCATTGTCAGAGTTGTATAGTACTCTTATGCCTACATGTCCTGAAAATTCTCCGTCTTCTTCGTCTTCTGTAGGAGTAAAGAGTATAACGTATTCGTTTTTATCTATCTCCATTATATTGCCCTTTTCTTTTTGAAGGGAAGAACCCCTAGTTGTATTTGTTTTTTTCTTTCAGTCAACCATTTTTGTGGAATAATTCTATGTGCATATAAAAAACCATTCTTTTCGCACCAATCTGAGTATCTACTTTTAGCTTTCTTATATAGTTTAGCATTAGCATTACTAAAGACAAAACGTATATCTAACTTAGGGTACTGCTTCTTAATGCAGAGATGCTTTCGTCTATCTTCTGAATCAAACATACCCTTTGTCTCAATTATTATTCCGTTGTCTAAAATAAAATCAGGAGTGTAATGCCTGTACCTAAGATCTTCCCACTCTATCTTCAGAAGTTCATACCTTAGTTCTTTCTGGCACGACTTCAGGAAAGCGGCAATCTCTTTTTCCAGACCACTCCTGTATCTAAACTTGTTATGCTTACGCATCTTTTAACTGCGTGTAGTAAACTGTTGGTGGAAACCTAGACTTAGAGACTTTAGAAGGCAGGGCTTGTATGTTATCCCAACACTTCTCTTTATAGGCACAGAAGCCACACTCTACTCCTAGCTTTCTATTACCACTAGGCTTGCCGTAGTAAGTCTCATCTTCATCTTCGTAGCATCTCTTAAAAGGTTCGTCTTTCTCAAGATACTCTATAGTGTCTTCTATTTTATTTATCTCTTCATCTACGTTTAGGTTCTCAGCTTCTACATACTTAAAGTTTCCTGTGTTCTTGTTTATTACCCACCAACCACCAACGTCATTGTCTGACGCTTTAGCGTATCCTGTTAGTTGGGCTACATAGCCAAAGCTATCTCCTGCTTTTAGTGTACTGAAGTCTTTAAACTTATTTTCGTAAGACCAAGAAGAAGCAGACTTTATATCGTCAACTTTACCATCTAACACCATGTCGTATTCACCCTTTATGTTAGCGTGTTTAGTTTTTAATACAACCTGTCCACTATCTTCAAAGTCTACTTTAGCTGCTCTCATCACACCCTTAAAGACAGCTTCAACTATATCACCTAGTAGCATGTTTATTAGGAAGTGCGAAGGTAGAGGCTCTTTGCCTTCTGAGTCATTTTTATCAAACCAAAGTTGACATTTCTTTCTTCCTATATTCGACATACGAAGTCTAAACTTATCTCTAGGCGAACCTCCTGAGAACTGCCGATCCACTGCTTTCTTAACGTCATCAGCTATTTTATCAAGGATAGATTGATCCACTTCAGCCTTACCTTTAACTGCTTGCTCTAAGAAAGAATGTATCGCCAGTTCTGCAGGATGGTTCATGCTACTTACTCCTCGTCAATTTCAACTATTGAGCCTACAATATCGGAGTCTTCTTGGGAGAGAACCTCCTTATTGTTTTCTGCCCAGTAGTTAAGAACCATAGAGTTAGTAGCTTCCACCCACTCAACAAAGTTATTCAAGACCTCCTGATCGTCAAGAGTAACTTCAACAGACTTACCCAATTTAGCTTGGATAACACCATAGGTAGCTCCTGTAGGAATACTCTTTACTTCACCAGATAACAATATTTCAAAATGTATTGGTAATCTATTCTTCTTTTGAATAGTATTGTAAATAGCATCCATGTTTTTGTAGCTTTCTCTGTTCTTTACATTCATAAAGAAAGGGAACTCTTTTACATCAACAGGCTCACCGTTTTCGTCCATTGGTTTGTCGAGTGTACACAAGCCAAACATCACTTTGACTCGCTTGGTCTGACGCATGAGTTCCTGTGTCTTGGAGGGGAGAGCCTTGAAATCCTCAACGTAGCCTGAAGGTCTACCACAGTTATATCCACCATAGTTATCCTTTAAGTCTTGGTTAAGCGATTTCGCCAACACAGTTTTCAACATGCGTCCTTCCTTACCTTCATCACTTTTATAGTTTCCATCCCATCTTTGGAACTGAAACCTTTGCATAAAAGGTCTGATGGTAACTGTAGGACTGTAGTACATACTACCGTCAGGAAAGGTCACAGAGTAAGAAGAAGCTTTAATAACTGCAACCTCCATGTCCTCACCGTCTACATTCTTAGTACCCATAATAGGCTGATGTATTTGTTTAACTTCAGCCAAGGCTGACCTTGAAGTACCACTTGATTGTGACACTCCCATAATATCAGCTAATGCTGAAGGGTTACTTTCAATTACACTTAAATTATTTTCCATTTATTGTTCCTTTCCTGAATTAAATATTAATTTACCTCTGTCATCTGAATATGTCTCTAAGTCTTTTTCAAGCTGTGCTAAAAAAGCATCTTTCTTTTTTCCCCACTCAGGATCATACGCAGAATATTTACTCTTTAACTCCATCATGTATGAAGAAAAAAGTTGTTTCCCAAAAAAGCCGTGTGGATCACTGTTCTTATTTACTTTCATACGTTCCACATCATTCACAATATCTAGGACTACATCTATAGCAAGCCGTAAAGTATTTACCATGTAGGAATGAAATTCTTTATCGAAAGAATTGTTTTCATCCCACATTAAGTGTGTTGTAAAGTTTTTATCTTCCTTTACTTTAAATATAACAGAATAGGAATCTCGTAATTCTTCTTCTGTCATTGGTTTAGGTTCTTTAGCAAAAGTATCCATATAGTTTTTACTCCTTTTTTAAGTAAGTTAATGATTCGCATTATACACTAAATATCAACAGTGTCAAGCCAATTATTACCCATCTTAGCTTCTAGTAACATTGGCACGTTAATATCTATATCGTAGTACGATTCAATTATGTCAGACAACTTGTCATTTATTTCTTGGATTATCCCCAAGACTGCTTTCTCCTCAGATGGATGGACATCTATCACCACAGAATCGTGAACTGTGTTTACTAGTAGACTATTTAATCCGTCTATATCTAAACGCTTCTCTATCTCTAGGAGTACGATAGGAACTATATCTCCTGTAGCAAAGCCTTGTACAGGGTAGTTCTTAATCATAGTGAAATGAGAAGGGTTGCCATTAGTCCTTCTCTCTACATCAGGAAACGCATATTGTCTTCCTGAAGGTGTAGTTATTTTGCCTAAGTTAATAGCTTCATTGCCTAGCTTCTTGTGCCACTTAGCTATCCCCTTATACTTAGATGTAAAGTGAGTGTAGTACTCAGCCTCTGCTTTACTCCTGCCGTACCCTGTAGCTCCGTACAACGGTGCAAAGGTATGAGCTTTAGCTTCTTGTCGTGATGTTGGTTGACCTGCATCAGATATAACTTTAGCTGTATAGCTATGAACATCAAAGCCTGTCTCAACTTCTTTCATAGCTGTCTGGTCTTGAGATAACAAAGCGGCAACTCTAAACTCTAGCTGTGCAAAGTCAGCCTCTATAATCTTACCTCCATTCCATCTGGATACAAATACTCGCTTAACAGGGAACGTACCTCCTCTAGGCATATTCTGCATGTTAGGGTTTCGCCCTGAGAACCTGCCTGTAGCTGTAACGTGCTGAGTTAAACCTACATGGAGTAACCCATCAGGCTTAGTGAAGTTGTGTATGCCTTCAACAAAGCTAGATAAGTAACTGGAGATAGCACTCTGACGCTTTAAATCAGACAGGAAGTCGTATGCTGTGTCCATGTTCTTACTCTTAGCGGCTGACATAAGCGTTTCTAAGTTGCCTTTACTGGTAGTAAAACCATTGGCACTCACCCAATCCTTAGATGGAGGTGCAAAGCCTAGCCCTGCCATAGTGCTAGTTTCAGTGTACAGGTATCCTTTAGCTTCACATGCGTCACACTTAGTAGGCTTGGCAAAAGGCTTCCCATCCTTTCTAGTCTTACGCACCTTGCCAGTGCCATTACACTTTAAACATGTGTGTGCCTTAGTTCGCATCATCATGTCACTATTAGACTTGTATGCTGATAGAAACTCATCCTTAGTGTTTACATAATCAAACAACACAGCCCATTCTTTTTTGTTCCGTACCTTCCTAGAGTATATTACTTGGCTAACTTGTTCTGGTGAGTTAAGGTTGATAGGAGTGTCACCCATAATAGTTTTTACTGTAGTGTTTAATCTCTGTTCTATCTCTGCTAGTTCTGTCTCAAACTGCTTTCTCACTTCAGCTAGGGCATCTTTGTCTATCTTAAAGCCACTCATGTACATCTTAGTAAGGGTCTTACAAACGTCATTGTTTATATCCCTAACTCCAAGTAGAGACTGTGCCTCTGGAGCTTCATACTCTTTCTCTAACCTATGGTACAGACATTTAGTTACATACAGGTCTTGCTCTAAGTAACCTGATAACTCAGCCAATGGTATCTCATTAGTGTTATATCCGTCAGCAAAGTATTTCTTTAGAGTGTCTTGCTTCTGGTAGCCTAGTTCATACCTATCTGCACAAGCCTCAAGAGATACAGAGTTCTTTTGTCCTCTTTGTAATAAGTATTCAGCTAACATGGTATCGTACACTGTGCCATCGTACTTAAACCCACATGCCCACAACCACTGTAAGTCGTGCTGTAAGTTGTGTCCTATCAGGAGTGTCGTTTTATCTAGTACAGCCTGTAGTTGTTTCCTTTGCGAACCATCAGTGTCTTGCTTCTCAGTGTGGTCATAAGTAAACACATGAGGTTTGCTACCCTGTGCATTAAGAACACCCACTTGAGTTAGAGTGTTAGATGGCTCAAAAGGGTCAAGATGATTCTTACCATCTCGTTTTGTTGTAGTGTTCTCTACGTCAAGTATTAGCTTCATGCTGTAAACCTAGCTCTTTCTCCATCTAACTGAACAGTGACAACACCGTGCCATCCACCTTTAAGCTTATTCTTAGCTATAACTATGTGCCGTTCTGTATCTTCATTTTCTTGTCCTTCTATAGTAGGGTTCTTACTGATAAGTAGCATCAAGTCTGACTCAGATGCCTTGCCTGTCTTACTACCTTCAAGCATAGATTGATCTACCATAATTTTACCTTCAGCTTCTGCTGATAGTTGTGACATCCACAGAATTGCACAGTTATATTGTTTAGCTATGTTTCTAGCGTGTATAGCTGATTCTTTTAAGTATATGTCAGATCGTTCTCCTGTTCTGTTAGCAAACTTATCTCCCATATCTAACACTACTACGTCAGGTGTAGTAGCTTTAACTACTGCCTCAACCCAAGCCATATCTTTTCCTGTTGTATCCTTAACGTATACATTGTCTTTAACTGGCTGATACCTAGCTGAAGCTAATGAGACATTTTGACGCACCTCATCCATACTCATATTTGTAGCGGCTGAAAGATACCTAGCTCCAACCCTATCATATGCTTCTTCATTACATAAGATAATACACTTAGCTCCTTGCTCTGCAAATCCATCTTTAGAAGCTATCAATGATGCGTGGAAGCTAGTCTTACCTGTGTTAGGTCTTGCTCCTATTAGAACTAAATGTCCTCCACTAATACCCTCCACCTTTCTCTGCAAACTAGGTATGTTAAACTTCCACTGGCTCTGTATAGCGTTAGCTTTAAGTAGTGTGTCTATGCTCATATCTTCCCACTCAACATTTAGGTTAGGTAAAAAGTTATCGTGGTAGTCGTTTAGTAATACTCGTAATGGTTCTAGTGTACTCTTGTCACCGTTAACGTAGTCAAAACCTAAGTTGGCTATTTCCTCGCCTACCATCTGTTGAAACAATTTAGAAAATACTTGCTTAGATATGTCCTGACACATAGGCTTCTCCTGTTCTAGTTTACTGAATAGTTGGTCATATGATTCTTTAGTAGCTGTAGTCATTGTACTGTTGCTAGTCATAAACAAACCTTGCAACTCCGATACAGTTAAGTCTTTCTCAAAGTTCTCCATTGCGTAGTCTACTGTCTGCTTAATCTTCCGTATATCTTTAGTGAACAGCTTATCTGGGCAACGTATACCCTTGTGGTCTTCATAGAAGTCCTTGTTCATTAAACTACGAATTAGTGCTAATTCCATCATGGTGTGATTCCTTCTATTAATTCATTTAAGTTTTCAGTATAGAACCATTCGTTTCTTTTTTCAACACATATTTTTTCTGCGGCTCTATGGGCTAGTATTTCTGCTCTATTCCTATCATCACAAGGAATTACTTTTACTAGCTCGTAGTCTCTATGTGGGCTACTTGTTTGGTATCCTTTACATCTATCCTCTGCATCTACTGCCTTACCTATTTTATACCAGTTTTTCCATGCAGGGTTTGTAATAACATATACGTCACCTTCAGTTTTTTTATTGTAGTTGTTCATATTAGAGAAAGCTACACTAGACCAATCTTTATAATACCCTGCTTTCCAATCTGGGTGACTTGTAGGTATGTAAACACCGTTTACCCACATCCTATCTTTATTACCTTCATCGCTATTACAATATTTACATTTATTAATACCTTTATTATACCTAGAATGTGTCCAATTTACATCTTTAACTAGTGTTTCTCCACATGTACTACACTTTTTCATTAGTTATCTCCTTTATGTTATTGATGTCGTTTTCTCGCCTGTATTTAATATCGTCTTCTAATCTGTAAGCTAAAACTGATGTCTTATCTCCACAAAAAGACTTTAACTCTTTAGTGTAACCTATTGTTTTAGTTGCAGCATCTGGATCTAAAGCTATCACTATCTTTTTAAACTTAGTTAAGTACTCCCTGTGTTTGTCGTTTAACGATGTACCCAAAATCGCTACACCTGTAACTTGAGGTATCTCTTGAGCTAGTACTGTAGCTGAGATAACGTCTTCAACTACTACAGCTACAGATGATTCGCTAGTTAGTACATGCGAATAGTAATTAGCAGTCTTGTCGTAACGTAACCACTTGGGAAAGATATTATTTAAAGCTCTACCTATAGCTCCTACCATCTTGTTGTTTTCAAAGATAGGAAACACTGCTCGTTTATCTTTAACGTCATAGTATAAACGTACATTTCGTAGACCCCACCTATTGATAAATCTTTTCATGGATGTGTTAAGAATATCTACTGTTATATACTCAGGTAATACAAAGTCTAGGCTTCTCTTTCTAGCTTCGTGGGCTAATCTCATCTTCTTTTGTACTTGCTCACTTGTCATAGTAGTCTTCACTGCTCCTTTAGTGCCACAGCTATTCCTGTAACAGTTATACACTATTGTTCCATCTAGGTTAGTCACACTGAACTTCTTGTACCCACCACAGATAGGGCAGTTAAGAGTTAAACTCTGACTAAAATCTAGGTGCAGTCCATCTATAAGCTGTTTAATCCTCTGGTTAGACATGCTTGTATTCTCCTCGTCTGGACAGGGCATTATTAGCTGATGCAAAGGTATGCTTCAAGTAAGGCTTCATAGAGTTAGGATTTGTGTGTCCACTTACAGCCATAATCTGAGTGCTGTCTACTCCTGCCTCTACCATCTCTGTAATTGCTGTCCTACGCATATCCATAGCCTGTAACTCACTAGGTAAGCCACAGACAGCCTTTACCTCATTTACAATGGGTGAGACTTCAATATTAGTATAAGGTCTGTACGCACCATTAATCGGTCTTACATGAGGAACAACGTATTCTTGGAAGCCAAAGTCCTCCTGTTGCTGTTGCAGCATTTTGTATAAATTATCCTCTATAGGAAGGTGAACCTCTGCTCTTTTCTTAGATTGTGTAAGGTCTAATCGCCTAGCTTCAAAGTTAATGTTATTCCATTTAAGCAGACGCATATCACCTACTCTTTGGGCAAACTCATATGCCATATGCACAAGCAGACCTACACTCCTCCACTTAAAGTCAGAGTATGCCGTATCTAAGAATAATCTAACTTGGTCAGGTGTCCACATAACCTGTCGTGGCTTCTGTGTCATACGTTTTACTGCTTTCATAGGGTTAATCATAAGTAACTCCATTTGCTCTGCCATATTCAGTACAACTGACAGGGTTGTAGCAGTTATATTAGCTGTCCTGACACCTCTGGTTAGCCATTCCTGATAAGCTAGTTTACAATCAGCTTTACCTAGTCTGTCTAACTTGATGCTACCTAGTGTTTTGCTTTCACTTATCTTAGTAGCTAAAGCATTGTTCAGACAATACTCGTAGTCCATCTGAGTTCTACCTCTTAAAGATCGGTACTGTGGACTACGAAAGTAATAGTCAATCATATCACTAAGGGTCTTTACTTTTTTAGTATCTTTGTTTGCCATTTTACCCAAGACTCCATGCAATGTCCGTCACCGAAAAAGAAATCTATGATCCAGACTAGGTTAGTTTTTTTGTTGCGTCTTCTCTCCCAGTTCCTAGAGGAAAAAGTTTGGTGCATTTCTCCTCCTATCAAAACATTAAAAAGAATACTAAGAGTAAGACCGACTCTTTTTATATATTCAGTAAATAATACAAAACCAAAAATATACCATGAAACAGCCTGATAGTATGCCAAGTATAATCGTTCCATATCCTTCTCCTCCTTTTTTCATTACTATTCTCCTATTTGAAATAGAACATATCTTCCATGCTCTGAGTTAAATGGTATAGCTATTCTTTCTTCTTCTACAAACTCAGGCTTAAACTTCCACCAATGCCCTTGCTTATATCTTTCAGCTACCATCTCATTAAAATCTGCATGGTGTATACTGAAAGCTACTATTACTGTTGCTAAAAATCCTTCTGCTATTCCTATCATATTAATTCTCCTTTTCTTGGTTTATTATATTGTTAAATCTATCTACTATATCATTAATTAAATCTTCTTCTTCTGCCCACTCATCAAAATCTTCATCAAGTAAGACTGATTCGTTTAGGGTATCATAGATCTCTTTCATTGTCAAACTCCCTTCTATTTATCTTTTTAGGTTTCTGTTTCTTTTTGTTAGGAATGACCATAGGACTCTTTCGCTTTTGCAACATAGCTCTAGCTACAGGATTAATTGGTTGCACTCCCATTGTTTTCTTTATCATTGTCTTATCTCATCCCATCTCTTGATGACCGTAGTATTTCTTTTTCTACTTTATCTATTACTTCTTCCTTTGTGTGACCAAAATATATAGTACCATTATAGGTCAGCATAAAGCTAGGTAGTTGAGCATCATAGTGTTTATTCAACTTCTGGTCTAATACTTTTGAGCCTAGCTCTTGTCTCAGCTTCGATCTTAGCACTGAGCTTTTTCTTTCGTTCATCATTTTCCTCCCTAGTTATGAACTCAAAGTTCTTTACATTACGCATCTGCCTAGCTTGTCTTACATAAGCACTCTTCTCAGCTTGGTCAACGCATACTACAGTTAAAGGCATGACCTTAAACATCTCCTTCATCTTTAGTATCTCTTTTCGGTAATCCTTCTTCGGCATCTCTAAACAATCCTCTCTTATTAAATAGTGGTGACTCTGTAGGTTTCTCTAGCAACATAATATCTCTAATCAGGTCAGCTTTCCATACATCTAAGTAACGTAGGTCAGCTAGTATACGAGCCTTTGCTAGTGCAACATGAGGTGGGTCTTCCTTACTCATCTTCTATCTCCTCTTTAATTTCACGAACATGACCTTCAAGAATAATTACATCACCTATAAGTTCCTGAATATTACGATCCTTTAACGACTCAATATGTTTTTTAATTGCATCATCAAGAGTATTACCCTCTATGTGTTCAGCCTTGCTGAAAACGTCACCATTAAAGATAGCTTTTTCACATTTAGTATAAGGGTTGCTTTCGTGCCATTCCACTTCATCAGGAGGTAAGGCTGTATAAACTATTGTGTACTTACTCATCTATCCAATCCTTCTCATCTTCTTCTTCTCTAGGAAAGTATACATCTACATGGCTCTGACAATTAGGGCAGTGTAGGTTGCTAACTATGAGCCACTCTACACTATCCTCGCAGTCGTGATCTCCTCCCCAGATTAGTTCTGTATTACAATGCCAACAGTTCATGCCCACTCCAATCCAGATGACCTAAGTTCTTCACTCAAAAAGTTATATGCCCAATCCTGATAGTAGTCTAGGTTGCTAGAGTAAAGGTCAGGGCTACACTCTTTATCCTCTTCTTGCTGATCCAATGCCCATGAATTATACATATGCTCAAAGCTATGCTCATGGTCTAGTGGTAGTTCATTCTTGAATATCATTTGAAATCCTCCCATATTTCTACAAACTTTATTGCTCCTAAATCTTTTGATATGTCATACACTATTATATCACATGGTTTACTAACATACCTATTACAGTGAGCTTTTACTTCTTCCATGCTCTCAAAGGATTTGTGCCAGTACGTCTTGCCATCTACCTTATCTATGCTCATTGAGTTATATCTTTTAGTCATTTGCTTCTCCAATGTCCTACTTCATCATTTATTTCATCCAAAAACTCTTTTATACCTTCTTCATCAATAGAGAACTCAGCGAAAAGCTCAATACTATCATTACATACCGATAAATCTTGTGCTATCCAATCAGCTTCCTCTAGCTTCCAATCTTTCAAGTGTTTTTCTGTACCAAAAAAAGTTGTCCGACCATCATCTTCTTCAACTTCTCTTTTATATACCTTAATACATGGTACGTTTGTTTCTTGTTTGTACTTTTCAAATTCTTCTTCATTCAACTTTGCCATCTTCATTCTCCTCTTGCATAAAATCTTGGTAGTCTACACTTATCATTAGTCTGTAGCTATCTTTGATGTTCTGTGATGGTTGATTTACTTTTACAAGTAAGTTCATACCATCAACTATTTCTCCATCTGAATGTACTAGGCACTCTATATCTAAGTCATCTGAGCAGTGTACATGGGTATGCTTTGCTTCCTCTAAGTCAAACATAGGCAGACCCACTTCATTAGCTATCATCTCTTTTGGTGATAGGTCATATACTTCCATGTCAGTCATTAGTTCACCTTATCTTTCTTTTCTTTAGGTACATCTTCACTAAATATGTAGTCACTATAGTGATTCGTGTGACCATGTTCGCATCTAGGTTGTGCAAAGTTGAACACCTTACTGAGTATCCAAGAACTGTGCCTAATCTTTTCTATAGTGTTGTACTCCAATGGTACACCTTCAGATACTTGATTGTCTAAGTCTTTCATAGCATTTATAAGTTCTAAGAAATCATATCTCTGACTTACTGTGAAAGACACTACTGTTTCTGCTTGTTTATTTGTCATAATTATTCTCCTTTTTCTACTACTTCTGGTTCATTTACATTTATAATGATGGTCTTAACTCCACCTTGTCCACCCATACTACCTACATAGGCTTCCTCTACAGTCAGGTAGTCACCTTCGTCAGCGTATTTACGCAAGTCCTTGATCCAGAACCTATTGTCACCTCTGCCCTTAGTTCTGTAGAACTTTATCTTGGTAGGAACACCAAAGACAAACTCTGCGTCATGCTCATCTTGTTCCATTCGTAGCATATCCCCAAAGTTACCTTCTAAGGCATAAAAGTACCAATCTTTTACGTCTTTGGATGCGTCTATAGTAGACTTGTTTAGCATGGTCTTAGTCAGCTTGATAGTGAATGTGTTCTCTATCTGTGTTTCTTTCATTTCTATTGTTTGTGCCATTACTGTATCTCCTTCTTTGCTATTACATAGTTATACTGATTCGATAAAAACATTCTAGGTCTTTCTGGTGGTAAGTCAATAAGAGTTTTAATTATTTCGTATTGCTCAAAGCATCCACCCTTCTCTTGTTCATAAACTTTAGTTGCCCAAGTCTCACACTGCTCAAGGCTAGCGAATTGCATAACCATGAGCAGTCCATAAGTTGTTATAGTTTCAGTTATCATGCTATCTTCTACCTTCAAAGTCATCATCATCTTTATCTTCGCAAAGATATTCTAACTCCTTCCATCTACCCTTTGGGTTATAAAGTTTAACCCTACCATCACCATCTCTGGTAGGCTCACTATCATCATTTACTTTGTAAAATGATATATCGTATATTAAGTATGTCATGCTACTAACTCCTTAAAGATAGGAGATGAGATCCATTGTGATACCTCATTTTCTCGCTTCCACATTGACTCAGATGCAGTATCGTAGCCTGTGTTTCTTAGAGCGAAACCATTTCTCTCATCTGCGTAAGATGAATAATTAGTCAAAGCACTATACAAGGCAAATACATTAGCACCTCTAGTGATTCGCTCTTGATTGTATAGCTTGAGCATCTTCTCAGCTTTACGATCTGACTTAATCATCTTCTCTAATACCTCTTTGACATTAACGTAGGTCAACGTAGTATCTGCCCATTTCTGCAAAATACCCATCTGCTGAGTAAAATCTTCTTTAGACCTATACAGTTCATCTATGAAAGCTTCCAAGCTAAACCCTGATGTATTCTTTCGCTTAATGGTATTGTACTCACCAGTAATTAAGCCATTACTACAGTAATAGTCTATTGCACCAAATAACGTAGTATTACTACAAGACCCATCAACACCATGCAAAGCTATAATTCTTTGAGCTACATCAGTTTCATGTTTACTAGTTGCTATCTTATGTGTCACATTTGGCAAACGCATATCCATCATAGTCCAAGCATTGTTTCTGGCAGTTCGCCAAGTCAACGTAGCATCCTCTAAGTCATGGTCACTAAGTTCAGCTACAACTGTATCTCTGACTTGTCTGTAGAAATCAATGTGGCTAGCACACTTAAAGTCTTTACCTACAATTCCTATCACCTCATCAGTATTGTTGTTAATGACATACTTACTCATGTCAAATCTGGTAGGCTCAAAAGAAACGTCAAATGCTATTTCTTCTGGCATCTTAGTTATTGGTCTTTCACTATATGTTGTCATAAATTGATTCTCCTTTTGTTTATGTCACCCATTTTATAGATGATTCGTTATTTGTCAACTGCTATTATAATCGTTTAAAATCAAGTACTTAGCATCCCATCTCATCTTAGACAACTCATCCCATCCCATCCCATAATGATGACCGTAGCTTCTGATTTAACTTTTTCAAGTTAAACCAGAATCTTAAGTGTCAAAATTTTGACCCTGTGTAAAGCGTTATTTTGTTTTTTCTACTATGATATTATTTTCTAGCTTGTCACTATGCTTATAGCATCTAAGACAATCTTTGCATTTTTGTCCTGTACAGTTTTGAATCTCTTTAAAGTTATCACCATTTACATTGTTGAAAACCTTGTCAAAATGTTTAGGTATCTTAGTAATAACTTTATCAACCTTAGTATTAGAAAAAACGATAATAAGGTTTTTAGGTTTTTCTCTTTTATCAAAATATCTTTTTATTATATCAGATCGTTTTGTCCATAAAGCGAATGTACAATGCGGATTGTATTCCGCTATCCTACAGTAATTTTCGATCATGTTATATTTTGGAAAGGTTTTTATTATGACTCCATTATCATCTACTAATTCAGTCAATAGCTCACCATGATGATTAAAACGGAAAAAGGATTGCAAGAAAAAGAATTGTTTAATCTCTAGATCACTCAATAGTTTTGCCGCTAGTATTTCATTTTTATCTAATGATAAAGGTAAGTTTTTCATGTAGCTATTCATAGATTTATGGGAGTAACAGACTCCGCATATATCAACAATTTTTCCAGCAAGCTCATTTTTCTTTTTAGCTTCAATATACCTATCATAGCAAAACTTATTCTTTTTTGTATTGTTTCCTATAGCTTCAAATTTAATTAGCTTTCCTCTTAGTTTAGAAATGTGTCCTATGTTATCTAACGGCATAATCCGACTCCTATTAAAATTATTATTGTTAATATTACTATTATTAAATCAGGATGAAAAAACATATTAAAGACTCCTAGTATTTTTTCTTTTAGCTCGAAAATTAATATGATCTTTTTTAATAGTCTTAATGTATTCAATTAAAGCTTTTTGTTTTTCTGGAGTCTGATTCCTAATAAATCGCTTAACATTTATTTTTGCTTTGCGAATCTTAGTATCTGAGATTCCCCAGTCTTTTTTATATAGAAAACTTGTAGCTGTCATTTTAGAGTCCTTTCTTAATTGTTATACGGTCATTATTAACTTAAAAACGGAGTCTAACTAATTAAAGCTAGACTCCCAATTTAAATTAACTTGCTAGGCGTTGAGTCAATTTAGTACCGTTAGCTTTTCTTTTATGCCTAACGATTCCGTTTTGATTAATTCTAGAATAACCATTGCGATCATATGCCTGAAAGCAAGAATAAGAATTGCCAAAGTTTAATCTTAAAAGAGGTTCTCCAGATTTACCACCATTGCCGAGTCTAATAAAAAAGCCCTTGTCTAATGGATTCTTTCTGTGGATAACGGGCTTGTTACCTTTCAAGTAAAAACTTAAAGCGGTTGCAAGTACTCTTATCGGAGTGAATCCGCCTTTGATAGTTTCACCTCTAGCTATATTATTTAAATTAAATGTAATCATTTTTGACTCCTATTGTCAGTTTTTGGTTTGTTGATATTCATTAGCGAATATCTATAAGCGGACTCTTTAAGTGAATCCGCTTGCTAGATATTAACTCTATAATTTATAACCTAAACTTACATAGTCTGATAATTTAGCAATTAATCTTAAATGAGTTTTTAAATCTTTTATTTCAGACTCTAGCTTTTCATTATCATTTAAAGACTCGCCTAAATTAGATTGTGTAATTTCATTATCTCTTTTTAGTTTTAGGTTTTCAGTTTTTAACTTTATTATTTCATTAGCTAAATTTTCCCTTTTAGGATCGCTTGCGTATTGATTCACAATTTCTTTTAGATTTTCTATTTCATCATAACGCTGATTACATAAATCTATTAATTTATTTTTTGCATTATCTCTATATAAAAAGTTATCTAGGTTTAAATCATTATCAAATTTTAATTTTGCTTTTGTCATTTTGTTTTTCCTAAATTGATTCGGTATTAAAAGAATCGGTTTTTGTATTCTTAGATAGTACAGCAAAAAGCGAGTAATGTACAATAAATAAAAAAATTAATTTTAGTTACAAATGAAACTTATATTTTAGAATTTAATATCATACATAACCGTTACAATTGTAACCATTCTTAGAATATCTATATATCATGGGTATACTATTTTTAATAACTGATAGTAAAACAGTTTAGATATTATTATATATCAATAGCTTAGTTATTATTTATTATCCAATGCGGAATCCCTAGCTTAAAATTTATTTTATCCGAGTCCTATTGTTTTATATTTTTTCTTTTTTAAAAAAATCGAACCCACATAACGTGATGGTGCGTGGGGCGTAGGGGGGTCTATGGATATATATCTATGTAACTATACACGGAAGCGTATTTTTAGCTGTTAACCACTTTATTTCTTCTTAAATGTGATCACAAATAGCATCACACGGCAGACCCCCTAGTTTTTACTATAATAGGAATACTAATATATCTTATAGTGTGACAATATGTCGCTTGACAACCTTGTGATTCTGTGGTATAACATAGTTAAGACTATTTAGTTAAAACTTTAAAGTTAAAACTACTTTATAATATAACTAATATATAGTTAAAACTATAAAGTTAAAACTATTTCTTGTATTATTGTTATTAATATGTTACTATATAGTTTATATAACCTTACATAATATGGTTATTAACTAAAATAATGTTTGACAATGAGTAAAAAGAAGGTAAAACTATATGCAAGTGACTCAGTTATCGAAGACTTTTATGAGACTCTGGCTAGAAACAACCCTAATAGTCTTAGCAAAGTCCACATCCCTAAGTCCGATGTCTTCTATGTACGCAAAGCTATCGCTGAACGCACAGGGGAGACTTATAGTTTAGACCATGTAGAAAGGGCTATGTTCCTAGAAGGACACTTACGCAGGGATGAAGTCCTAGATCCAGATAGACCAAGAGGGTATTGCTCATATGACACCGCAAAAAAAGTTTCAACAACACAGTGAGTACGAGGATTACGACTTAGATGGTGATGGCATAGTGACTGATGAAGAGTTAGAACACGCTAAAGAGATAAATAAGACTGAAGCTGAACTCCGTAAGCAGAAAGCTCAACGTAGAATGGCTACAGGTACTCTAATAGC